TAGTTGTATAATATATCTTCAAGATATACTACTGGTGAATTAATATTATATTGAACGAAATCACTATTATTGTTACAGTATACAGTATTAAGTAATTGTCGAGGGAAATTGATAGTTTGTTGTTGTAATATATTATTTGCATTGGGTAATTTTGTCTTTTGCGTATCATCATCGCAATAAAGCTTGCCCTGCAAGTCAATATTAGATTCTACAAGTACATCAAACTTCTGTTGATCATTTGAAAGATTACCAGATATAACTTTTATTATGTTATTACTGTCTGATATTTCATTACTGACAATAAATTCGAATTTATCCATAATATCCTTGAGGAAAATCAATACGCATTATTTTGTATACCGATTTTATCAAAGAAATAACTGTTTTTATGTATTAGTTGAAATATGGCACATGGTTTTTAAAGATCTGACAGCATCCGTGTAATTTGACGCGTTTATCATGCATCTATCATCTAAGATACTGTTAAAATAACCTAATTTCAATTCAAGAATAGATAAACACGAATTAGTGACATCAAAAACAAAAACAGTTTTTTTGTCATGCTGCTTAATTGTTTCAGGTATACATTTTTTTGTTTTGAGGTAAGCAGCAAAATATAAATCAGGTGTTATTAACTTATTTTCACGATCTTCTACATGACAAAGTGTTTTTAACGCTTTAATCGAATCAGCAAAAAGATTTGCAATTACAGCATATTTTTTATCTTCATCATTATTAAAGTATCCAAATTTAAGCTCTTGTATAGTTAAGCCTGAATCGCAGATATCAAAAATAAATATCGTTTTTAATCCTTCTTTTTGTACATCAATAATATGACAATTTTTTGCTTTAAGGTAGGCAGCAAAATATAAATCTGGCGTAGTAATCTTATTCATTTCTTTTTCAGTCATTTATTCATCTCTCCATATTAATATAATTTCATTTCAATTCAACTAATTTCTCACTAACTGTATCTATAAAAGCGTCAAGTTGAATATTTAAATCTGATATCTCATTATTTGTTGTTTTAATTATTTTAGCTACATCTTCTCTAGTTTTTAATATTTTTGCTTCAAATTCAGATTTTAATTCATTTAATTCATCCTTAACACTCTGCGAACTATTTTCATAAATAGATTCTATTTTATCATTCATTGAACTAATTTTTTTTTCTAAATCAAGAACTTTTTTTGATCTGGCTATACTACTATTAGCAATTTCTTCAATAAGATTGTCATGTCTTAAAACAATGTCATCTAATTTGATAAATTCATTTAACGGCGTATATTCATTAAATTTATTTGTTATTTCATCATAATATTCTATTTGTGCAGCTTGAATACAAACAGATATTTTTTCATCAGTATGCTCTCGAATAGATGAATTTGCATTATCGACACTAACATCTATCATTTTTTGAATTTCTTTTTTAATACTATTATCACTAGTACTATTCAGTGTTTCGAGAACTTTCGACAAAACATAATTCTTTAATCCAAACATATTTCCTATTTCTCCTTATAAATCTTATGAATCTGTGTAAATATACAAAAAGAGGGGAACAAATTAGTTCCCTTCTTTTTAAAACAAATCTAAAAATTAACCAACGCGAATATCAAAATCAGCTGCACCGCCTGTAGTATTCTGTACAGTCGTTGTGTTATAAGAAGTATCATGAGTAATAACGACATCTGTGCCTACTACGGCTTCTGTTGGAGTACCAGTCGGGTCAACAATTACAGTAACATTTGGAATTATACCAAAATTATGTTCAACAGTAACAGTCGCAGAATCAGCAACTGTAAGAGCGCGATCATTAACACTGAGCTTTCCTGCATCGACATAACGTCTGATATCACCAGACTGTGCACTTAATAAGACTTCGGAAGTGTCCTGTAAATACAAACTATCTCCAGGATTAAGACGAATTGATCTTTCAATCGGAGACACACCTTTAATAACTTTACCAAGATCATTGAAAGTTAAAACACCTTTTGCAACTAAACTAGTAATCTTCATGAATTCCTCCTACGTATTTAAGAATTATTATTTAAACAGTTTCAACTTTACCATCTGAATCGACAGATACAGGAATAAATCGTTTTTCATCTTTATTATAACCAACAATTGTTGTTGGCTGTAAATTCGGGTAATGCAATCTCATACCATTAGTAGTATAAGGCACAATTGAAACTATATCTTCGAAAGCTTGTTCAATGCCAAGAACGACTGCTTTTAATCTAACATAATTAGTTACATCATTATTCCAACCAACAATTTGACTAGGAATAATATTGACAACTACTTTTCCGTGATATGACCGAATACCAGAAACACTTTTAGCAGAGCCATTAGGCACTTTAATAAGTAAGTTAGTAAATGCACCACCTGAATTACTATCCCAATATACATTATAACTTGTAGGCTTTTGGTCAGTTGCTTCATTTGGTCTTACAGGCCACATAAGTGTTATCCGATTAGGTAACCTGTAAACGACCTGTATTTTATTACTAATCATTTAAAACCCCTTTTATGACTTTACTTTATCACTTTTTAAAGACTTCTTTTTAGTCAATTTCCGCTTTTTGGTCTTCTCTTTAATTTCTTTTTTAATTTCATCAGCAGTCTCTACTTTTGATTTGGCTAATGTTGATTTTTGTTTGTCAAGCGCAGCTAAAATATCTTTTTTATCGCCAACGACTTCATCAGCTAAATCTTTAGTATTCATTTCGTACATGTCTACAGCTTCAGAATTTACCGGTTTTTCTTCAGAATCTTTTGTTTCTAGTTCGGGTTTTTTGACTTGTACTAAAGCTTTCTTTTCAAGTTTCTCAACTTCTTTATCAGAAATTTTTACAATCCACCCTACTCTTAAAGCAGCAGCTAAAGATCTTGATGTACGATTATAATCATCTGTCTCAGGAACAAATATAGAACCTTTATCTAGATATTTGTTCAAATCAACAAGTCTGCACTTTGTTAAAACTTTATATGCTTGCATTTAATTCTCCATTCATTATTAATTTTATTTAAATTATTAAAATTTAATAAAAAACTAAAAATTAATAATTTTAGGGTGTAACCCTACACCCTCTATCTCTTTCAAAATTCCAGAGACTACTTTTCAACTATATTAGTCATTATCACCAGCTTTTCCAACTTCATCTCTTTTGTCGTCGAATTCGCCAGGTCCAATGTCAATCCATTCATCACCAGTGTCTGAAGGCATTTCAGATTTTGGTGAATCATCACCTTTATCAATCGGATGATTCATTGCTTCTTTTGAAGTACTTGCTTCTTTTGTATTCAATGAAGACGCAACTTCTTCAATTAATTCTTCATATTCTTCATCATCATCATCATCATCAAGATCATCAAGATCATCTTCAAATGAATCATCTTCATTGAGAATTTCATCTTCAAAATATTCATCATCTTCACCATTTTCCATTGCATCAGCAAATTTATTTAACTTTGCAGCAGTTCTACGAAGAGCTTTTATAGAAGCTGCACGACCAACAGCATCACGTTTATCATCTGTCCAATTATTCTCTAAAGCAACTTCTTCTTCATGATCTTTACCGATTTGACCACTTTTACTTGCATTCGTGTCATAATCGTTTTGTGTTGTTGCATCATAACCAGAAGATATCTCGCTAATGTAACTTGCTTTTTTACGAGTATTCCGCATATCATCCTCCTTATAAATTTTGTTTATTTCATCTTGCGATGCTTGTATTTTATAATCTTGATTCTCTAATTCAACAAATAAATTATCAAATTTTGAATTATTAAATTTAGTCAAAGAATACATTTTCTTTCTTCATAATTCTCACTTATTTATTAATATATAAAGCAAATATCAACAACTACTTTTGCTGTTTTTTCATAACATGTCATAATTATAAATTAAAAATTAATCAACGCTTTATTTTGTTTTACAAGAGCAAATTCTAATTCTATAAATAAGATTTACTTTTTGTCCAGAATATGATCATGTTTTGTTAAACCTTCATTCATGGAATCTGATCCTTATGCTTTTCAGATATTTTACGTTTTGTTTCTTCGGTGTGACTTCCTTTAAACGCAGTTTTATTTACTGTCTTTGAACATGTTAATAATATAACTTTTTCAATAGGATATTTGCACCTTAAACAGATTAAAGACAAAAAAAGAGCAGCAATTAATTGCTGCTCTTAATTTTAGTAGTGCTCTGTATTGAATTATCGTGTTACATCAATACTTGCAACTCCCCGACTGTTCCATATTCCTATGCCGATCTGCTCGAAGATTGACCAACCAATCAATCTTGCATCAGGATCATCAGCTGGAAGAACTGTGATATCAATACGCTGAGGCATAATACCAAGAAATTTTTCTTCTGTGCAAACGTAAACTGTTCCAACAGGAACAATACGCGATACAATGATTTCAGCTCCCCAAAGCATAGCCATAAGACCAGTGTTGAGTAAACTTTCTTGTGATACAGGATCCAATTGATCACGACCCCATTTACGAATATCTGAATAATCACGAGCATTCATGAAAAGACGAGCAACGCGAAGATCATGTTTTTCAACTTCAGCGAACGCATCAGCTAAAGCATCACGATCAAGAGAACCAGCAGCGTTAATTACTTCATTGAATGCAACGCCTGTAATAGGATCAACCTGTGCAAGAGCAACGTCCATAGCAGCGAATCCGAGTTCGTCTTCAGCAGCCTGAATTTCTTGTTTAGCTTTGTCCTGTGCACGATCAATAAGATTGTAACGGCGTTCTTTAACCTGTGTAAATGGAATTTTTGGATTTGAGCCAAGCTCAAATAGAGGAACAAGAATCCTTTTACCTTTAACGACAGTTTCAGGTGTTTGACCCTCTTCACCGATTACAACAGCAGGAACGTTGATGTCTTTATCATAGTAAGGAAGTGAACCCTGAGGTAGTGGATCAACAACAACTGCGCGACGAAAAACGCCTTCATAGTCGAGTCTTTCACGCAATGGGTTTTGCATTGAAGCAGCAAGCTTCATCTTACCCTCACTAGATGAGAGAAGCTTGTTAATTACAGCTTCTTTTTGCGAAGGATTTAATTTCATTATTTTACTCCTTGTAAGATTTACAAAATTTCAATTAATTCGCTGTCAGGTAAAACACAATATTATATGACTGTGTTAAAACCAAGTAGTGGATTTTCTGCTGTTGGAGCTTTTGTAACATAACCAACAACTATTGAACCTGTGTCTTCAGTTGTTAACAGACCAAAATCTGAAACGTATAAAGGATCACCAAGTGAATCAGCCCATGCAACAGCAAGAGCAGTATCATTCTCATTTACTGTTTCATAGAGATCAGTTTCATAAGAACCAGGTCCAGTCATAACAGCCAATTTGCCTGAAGCAACTGCTGGAGTGTTTTCATAAGCAGAACCTGCTGCATCAAGAAGGAAAACACCAATTGGTTCCGGAACACCACTAACTGAATTATCAGCAGCGATATCAACTTCGTAGTTTGCACTCATAGATGCAAACATTCCACCAAGAGCACCTGCTGGTGCATTAGCTGCAATACGGCCAAGAGTACGACCAGCTTCAGCTTCAGTATTTGGGCGTGTAAACGCACTTGCTGCCAGGCTATAAAGAGAATTTCTATTACCTGGATGTTTAATTATAAGCATAAAAAATTCCTCCTGTTGAAATTTCAGTTCAACAAAATATTAATTAATAATTAATTTTCTTCCTTAGTCCCACAAGCTTTCAAGTTCTTTTACTTGAGATTTACCAGACATAGGATTCTGTTCAATACGATCAAAATTCACATCGTGACTGTAACCATAATTTGCGACTTTCTTAGTACTTTTATTACCAGCTTCTTTAGTTTCGCTATCTAAATCATCGTCACTTGTAGATTCTTCATCTTCATCAACATTGTAATCTTCATTTGCTAACGCAGCTTTAATCATATCGTCACTTGGCATTTCATCATCAGCAATTTCATCTTCTTCTGATTCTTCTGATTCGTTAATTAAAGAAGCTAATGGATCATTGGCTTTGTTCGTAGCATCTTTATCAATATCTGCATCATCAATCATCTCATCAGTTGCTTCCTGATCGAATGAATCATCAGTATCTTCAACATCATCAGTATCTTCAACATCATCAGTATCTTCAACATCATCAGTATCAGCTTCTTTATTGTAAGAAGAAGTATCTTTTGCTTCATCATCGCTTAAAGAAGTTTCAATACTTGACGCTAACTGTTCAGCTTCGTCAGCAATTTCATCTTCTTCATCAGCCTCAGCTGTTTTGCCTTCAGCTTCTAACTCATTAGCTTTTTTTCGATGATCTTCAGCAATTTTACGATAAATTGAAGCAGCTTCTTTTGTAAATTCGTAATCCACATTAGCAGTTTTAACTGAACTTTCAACACTTTCTGCTAACTGTTCAGCCTCATCAGCAATTTCATTTTCTGTCATTGCTTCTTTTTCTTTACCTTCTTTAGTAAGCGACTTTGCTTTCAAACGATGGTCAGACGCTATTTTACGATAAATAGTCGCAGCTGCAACAACATCAATATCATCTTCGTCATCTGTGTAATTGTCTTCTTCAATGAATTCATCTTCATATTCGTCTTCAACATCATCTTCAACATCATCATCTTCAACATCATCTTCAACATCATCTATGTCATCGTCAGATGCAGTTTTATTACCTTTTGCGTCTACACCTTTTGGTTGATCACCGGCTTGATTTGCGGCATCATCTTTAGCTAATGAATCGACGCCACTACTAAATTGACCATAAGAAGGATCAGTCGCGACATTTGCTGCTTCTTTTGAAAGATCGGTACAACGTGAAGCTTTAAAATCTTCTTCATCCGCCAATTCATCATCACCTGCTAACTGTGCATCTTCAGCTGCCTGCAGATGCAGTCTAGCCATACGAGCATAACGACGTGATGCTTTTAATGCATCTTCAGATGTATCATATAATGGTTGACCAGCAACTTTTCTTTCAAGCAAGCCAATTTCATCATTTGTCATTGCAATAACTTTCATGACTTGTTCTTTAATAGCTTCAGGATCATTTGCAAGTTTATTAAGATCAACAAGACCTTTAGCGATTGCAAGTCCACGACGAGCTTTTCTTTCAGTAGCAGCATCTTTTTCAAGGCGGGCAATTTTCTTTCTTAAACTTTTATTCTCTGCTGACAGTGAAGCTTCTTTTGGGGAAATTCCTTTTGCATTTTCAGTTAATACATCCATACTTTTTGAATGTTGTTCACCTTTTGAATCAATTGATGGCTTAGCACTAGGATCAGTCATCTGTTTTGCAACTTTAGTATTCAATTTTTCAATAAGACTATGCGCGAATTTTTTCGCATTATCTTTTGTAAAAGTTGCGTCGCTTGCTCGAATTACTTTAGTTACACTCCCATTTTTCAAAAGTTGAACTTTTTCTCCGGAAGTATGAACCCTTGCAGACCATACAGTCTTCTTCATTAAAATCCCTCCTGATTTGCTGTTTAATTATCAGTCTTTGTTGTTAATCGTCGTAGCTTTTTATTCTTCTCATGAATCTAGCTCAAAATTAAGATATTTGAAACTGTTGAGTCAAATGCATGTAGTCAAATACAGATTTATTATACAATTTTTATTATTTTTTTTAAATATGAGTGAATCTTGATTACAAGCAGCAGTCTGTGAACCATTTTTACCATGTTGTAGATTTTACATCAATGTTTAAATTATCGTCATTAATTTTTGTATTAAAATGAAATGTCGTATTTGCAAATTTTGTTGTAACATTAAAAGATTTATTGTACATACCTTTCTGTAAAGGCACTAAACAAGTAATATCATGTTGAACGTTATCTATATGAGTTTCATATTGGTCTAATATACTTGCAAATTTTTCATTCCATTCAGCCTCATTAACTTGATAATTTTTTCCATTCCAATTAGCAGCATATTTTACTAAATCTCTTGTCACTGCCCAATTAACATTTTTATCAGTGAAAGTTTTTCTTGGTAATTTTTCTTTCTTACCCATTTTTTCACCATCAAGCCAACGAACTTCAACGCATTCATTACAGACAGATAAAACTTGAAATCTATCTTCAGAATCAGTAAAAATACCTTTTCTATTAATTGCGAATTCTTTATCATCAAGTTTTTTTGCATACTTATTAAATTTAAATTGATCTTCAGCTGAATACGGTGCAATTTTATCTAAAGGTATATTCCTAATCATTCCAATCCTATTAAAATAAACAGCACATGTATTATCTTCACGACCGACCAAACGACCAACTGTATCTTTAGCAATAAAATTAAATAAATGTTTCGCTGTTCTATCTTGTTCAGGTATATCATATTGACTATTTAAAATCACAAGTGAACCATAATCTTCACATTTTGCAATTTTCTTCTTACTATCTTTTTTCTTACTTGGAATAACTTCTTCTTGTTGTTCTTCAAAAACATCTTTAATATTATATGGATCATGATAAGGAATATCACCATTAGGATCTTCAATCTTATAATCACCTTGTTCGTTATGCAAAATAGGATGCTCAGCGAATCTCTGATTTGATGCGACTTTTAATAATTCATTTTGATAATCTTGCGAATTAAGCTTTCTACAAAGTATATTAGCTAATAATTGTGATGATAATTTGTCAGCAGCAACTAAACGTCTAAAAACAGCTCCAGCAAAAGCAGGATTTGCGACAATTGAGCAATCATAAAAAGTATTTTCAAAACATAATTCACAAACTTTTCTATATTTGCCATCAGCACATTTTACCATTTGATTTTTCATGTTTTTAACATGCAAGCAATATTCATTTTCATCATGCGCAACATTCCCGCAAATCGAACAAATAGTATATTTTGTAGTACATCCCATTGATACTGCATTTGCAAGACCAGTTTCAATATTATGAACTAAATCACTGTGTCGTTTATCAACGCAAAACAGTAAATCAATTAATATAGTATCTCCCATATCTCTAGCGACAGCATCTAAAACTCTGCCTTTTGCTTTTTCGGGATTTTGATCATGTTCAACGTAAACGCAACCAGAATCTACAAAAGTTTTATAATCTTTAAGTAATGCGTCTCTAGTCCATGAATCGCCATTATTATTAATGTATTTTTCTGTAGCTTTAGTTATCCAATAATCTGAATTAGGTTCGAGATCAACAGATGCCATTATTGTAGTATGTATATAGATATGATTGTCTAAATCTATTTTACATACAATATTTTGACTGTTATTGGGATTTAAATTTTTATGAATGATAATACCTTCAGCAGTCGACTTTTTATTTACAACATCTGTCCAATCAGAAGCTTGTTTGATTTGATTATTCGCAGTAATTGAAAAGACCGCTCCTCGTTTTTCAAACATATTTATCTCCCTTTATAGGCATAATAATTCTAATGAAATCTTTGAATATTGATCTTAAATAAAGTTAAAAGAAATTATTCGGCTTCTTTATAATCTCGTTTGAATTGTTTTAATACCGAATAAACGTGTTTACAAATGAGGTTTATACGTTGCGGGTCACGTTCATGAGGTTCACTTAAATCAGAAAAAGTTCTTTCACTATAATTATCTTGCATTGCATTATAATCAGGACCATTCCATCGCCAAAAATCGCATGTACAACTTACTAATATGTCTCTATTTTTAATTTTATGTTGTTGATCTAATTGTTTATCAGTTAAAGTCTTTTTAATTTTGACTTTAAGTTTGGGTATTTTAATTCTAATTAAATAATCGCCTACCTTATATACCCATCGATTATTACGTTCACGAACTAATTCTGGAGATAATTTTTTTGCACGACTACGAATCTGTTGAGGTGTATTTCGTAAAAGATAATTTATTTTTGTAGCTATTTTGTTCATACTAATAAGCCTTGTATATCTTCAACAGCAGTATTAATTACAGATCTAAATGATTCTCTTATAGTATCTTCATTCTTTTGAAATGCAATTCTAATATTCTTATCTTTATTTTTTTCAACAATTTTTTTATTTGCAGCAGCAGTTAATTCAAGTCGTTTAGTTAAAGATGCTGCAACTTTGTTTATATCATCATTAAATATGCCTTTGACAGCTTGAGATGATTGAAATATTGGTTCTTTATTACCAAGTAATGAATGATATACACCTGTATAAATTTGGTGTACTCGTTTGTTTATTAAGCTTCGTAATGAAGTCGTTTCCATAACACCATTAGCTAATCTGCAAAAAACAGATGATATTTCATCTTCTGTTTTTTTAGCTAATTTTCGTGTACTTTCATTTATTCCTGCTAACCTCATTTTTTGTAAAATTTTTGTTTGATCAATTGATACTTTTTTTAATCTCTCTTTTGTATTATTAAGTTTATCAGTGTCTTGAAAAGGCATATCATCATAAGTCATAGTCGATTCACTTGCAAGCATCAAATTATCAGGTGTAATCGTATTAACATGACTATCTATTTCTGACTTATCTGCGCTTTTATCAAATTGTCTTGCAATAATATTAGATGCTTTAAATAAGTCATTAGGTATTAATTGCAAATCTTTACGAGGCGGCTTAAGTTTTTGACTATCGGGTTTACCTATATTATATTTTTTTTTTGATTTTTCAAAATGTTTTTTCTGTTTATTAATATCACGATCATGCTCGCGCTCATCACGCGTCTCAGCTTTTATTTCAATAGGTCTAGATGATTTTTCTTGAAATTCTTTTTGTATTTTTTTTGAATGTTTACTGTCATTAGTTTCAATCTCAATTTGAGGCTTAATAATCAATTCTCCATTATCACCATATTCAATATTAAAATCTTTGCCAAATTTTGTAATAGATGGTTTACTTGATGCGAACATTCCCATTCCACCACCCATAGGATCTTCAATCTCAATACCATAAGCTTCAGCATATACTTTCGCAACAGAAGGGCCCAACGAGCGACCGACTTCCATCATTATTGATCGTCTCAACTCATTGTATGCTGGGTCAAGAACAGTATCTTCATTAGCTTTTAATCTTTCAGCTATTGTATCTGCATTTAATCCAAAATATTCAAGCCATGTTGCAGTATCGACTTTGCCTTCAGCGACAGCTTGAGCAAGCATCTGCTTATGCTGCGTGTCGTCTGTTAAATTTAATTTATTCCATCTAACTCGAGGATATAAATAAACTTCACGAGGATTTTTTTTGATTGTACCAGGTTGATATTCAACAAGGTTCATATTTCTCGCAATAGGAAGAAACAAATTTTTCTCAATATATGATTCAAGTACTTCTCTGAAAATTGTATACCGTTGATTCATTATTTCAAGAACAGTTTGGCCTGCAGCAAATTTACCTTCACCAAGAAGAATATTTTTACTCATCATTAATCCAACTAATAAATCTTCTGTAATCCAGTCACGTTCTGTTGCAAGTTGCATTAATCCACTACTAGTGCCAACAAGCTCCCAATGTAATTCATAGTTAGTAATAATAGCACTATCTGGATTAAGCATTGCATCTTCAACTTGATCACGAATTTCATTAACATCAGCTTTACTTGCAAGTTCAGCCCATATTAAGTGCTTAGGAGTTAAATGTCTTGTTGCAATTGCATCTTGTGATTGACGAAGTCTATCTTTATATACTAGTGTCTTAAAATTTCGTTCAATGATTGAAGTTCCCCAATCAGAATAATCTGCAAGTTTTCTTGCAAGATGCGCGACATGTGAACCTTCATTAGCATCACTTGATAATGGAATTTCTTTACCAAACATTACATTCTCAATTACTTCTTCTGATAATGTTTGATATAGTAACCCGGTCTTTTCATCATACGGTCCATTATGAACTATCCTACGCAATTTATCATCAGGTATAAGACTAACACTTAATGCATCAGTTAATCCAAGCTTTTCTAATCTTACATAATCAGGATTAAGACATGTTAATCTTGTCCATTTTGTTCCATCAGGACTCATTTGCGCCCATGGGAATACATTTCCTATTTTATGATATTCGACTCCAAACATCAATAATTTATTGAATAGATCTATTCCTGTTGTACCTATCATATCCACATAATGTTCTAATATACGATTTGCTCGTTTTTTATTAATCGAATGAGGTAAATCAAGACGTATTTTAGACAGAGGTAGTTCAGAATGCAAATCAACAGCAGTAGAAACTAAAGCATCGTATTTGTAGAAATAATTACACCAACTATTTATTTCAATTCTATCTTTTGGTAATATTAATGATGATGGTTCAAAATCCGGATGATAAAATGTCGGGATTGACTGATGAATATCAGCAGATGTCGCAGCTGTTTTTGAAAAATGATTTACCATTTTTATCGCTTGACGATTATGTTTTCTTAATGGTCCAGCATATTTTTCAGATTGAATAGAAGGGTTTGACTTTTTTATGGCACTATTTTTGACAATACCGCCATTATTTGGCATCTTCCCAGATGCCTTAACAAATCGAACTCCAGGTATTCGATGTTTAATCTTCTTCATATACTATATCCTTTATGCACCTTGATCTATTGTGGCATTAAGATCAACAATTTTATTCAATCCTAATTGATCGTTTAATGTTGTTATTTCATTTAATAATTTTCGTTGAATATTATCTTTTTCATCTTTAACTTCTTCTTTAATTTCCTTTACTTCTTTCAACAGATCATCATTATCATTAGATGTATCTTCGTCTTCTGCTGATTCATCTGATGTATCTTCTTGTTCATCTGATGTATCTTCTTGTTCATCTGATGAATCAGTATCACTAGCTTCTAATGCATCTAATTCCTTTTCGATTGCATCAAGCTCTTCTGGTGTTTCTGCTTCTTCAATTTTCTTTTCAAGTTCACTTATTTTATCTGCATTTTGAGCTTTCTTTGAAATCTCATTACTTTCGCTTGTTACTAAATCGTCTAGCCATGATGGCATTTGTTGATTTCGCATTCTTTCGCTCCTTCTTTAACTGTTCAATTTTATGTCTAGATATTAATTCATGAATTTTAATATTACAGTCGATGTTAAGTAAATTTAATTCATGATTTAATTGATCAACTGATTGTAAAATGTCAGCGATGTTACCTTGAACGCTTCGTTTACGATATGAAAGATTATAAGGCATTTCATTAACTGCAGCACTTATATTTGAAAGGCAACTATAAAAATCAATTGATGAATCTTTTATATAATTAATAAACTCAGTCGATTCGCGTCTACATTGTTGATATTTTTTTACTTCATCTCTAATATTCATCGTCTATATGCTCCTAATTTTCTTGCAAGTAATACTCGATCCATAGACTTTGCACCCTTTAACATACCACTATTTCTTGCTTGCATGCCACCAACTCTGACTCTTGCAGCTCTAGCAGAAGAATCAGTTTTGACGTTTACTCTAGCCATATTAGTCGATGTTGACGTCATTTCATTATCAGTTGCTATAAAAACAGCATTAGCTAAAACGTCTGCTAAGTCGTCAGTAATTACATCACCTGATTGAGGAGCTTCAATAATACATTGTTTCTTTCCAACTTTTTTCTCTTGTAAATGAATCAATTCGCTAATACCAAGTTCATTATACAAAAGTTTCAATCTCCTATCATATATTATAGACCGTAAATTCTTATAAATTTTCATGTTATATTGTCTAGAAAAATGAGTTTTAACAGCATCAATTCCGCATTTAATGAACTTTTGAATTGATGCAGCGGATTCAAACTGGTCATATGCAATTAATGAAACGCGAAATTTGCGAGTTAAATCAAGAACATAATCATCTATTAATTCTATATCAATAAAATCAAATTCAGAAAATTCAGGATCATCAACAGACCATTTACGCCATTGATCAACAACTACTATTAATCGACCATCTGAATCACTCTCGCAATGAACCATTGCAAGCGCATAACCATTATTATCTGTGGCAGGGTCAAGTGCTATATAATGACGATGTCGTCCTGTAGCTCTTAATATCGGTTGTCTATAAATAGCAACTTTCTTTTTTTCACCTTCTTCATCCCAAATTTCATCATATCGAATGATATCAACACATTCATTGATTCTTTCTGGAAATTTAAAAAATCCTGACACTGTTGTCGAAAATTGAGCACCATATTCAGTCCAGAAAGATTCAGGTCCCTTCTTATATCTACTTATTAAGAAGTCAAATTCAATCCTTGGGTTCATTTCCCAAGTTGGTAATTGAAGCATTCTCGTTGATAAATCGTCGTATGACGTAGAAAATAATTCGTAAAAAATACCACTTTTTGTCCAAGGACTTGAAATGCAAATAATCTTACTATCTTTTCCAAATGTCGCGCCGGAGGGAGTTAAACTTTCATAAACACTTTTACCACCACGGTTACCTTCATTATCGACAAAGTGAGCTAATTCATCAAATAAAGAAACAATAACTGACCCGCCTCTAGTACCACGAGCAGAACACAATAAAGATTCAATCTTAATTGTCGCACGATGTTTTAATGGCTTACCATAAATCTTTTCTTCCTCTTTCATTTTACGAATGTCATGCTTAGTCTTAAGATGCAATTCTTGATTATTGTAACTTGAGATATATGGAAGAAACCATTCTGAATTAAATATTCTATTTTGAATCTGGGTCGCTAATTCTAATGCTTGGTCACCACTTGATGCAATATTAACGATTTTTATTATTTCATCTTCAGCCATATTATAGTAAGCTTGAGGATTATCTTTTATGATCAATTTATAAGATTCATACGCTGAAATAATTGATGCAATAAATGTTTTACCACCTCTACGACCACATGCAAGTAATAATTCTGATGGACATTCTAATTCATCAATGTCGAGAACATGTAAATTTGTTCGTTTTTGATTCATCAAATAACGAGCATATTCTTTTTCTGTTAATAATTTACCTTCAGAATCTTGAGGAAATGAGCGTAATTGAATACATTTTTCTTTATCATCAAGAGGTAAATTATAAAATATCTTTAAAATAAATCTTTGTGCAGGCTGTAATGTTCTTATATTAAGATAATAAGGCGATGTAACAAACGTAAGAATATCGACCTCATTATCTTCATCAATCATATCATTAATGAAGTCATTAAAAATGTCTTCAAATGATGAAACTAACCCGTCTCGTTTTTCAACTTGAGTCAGTTTTGCACTAATCTTAGGCATTAATCATCCTCGTAATTGCTGCATCTTTATGAAAGCAATTTTTATTACCACAACTACAAATAAATTGATTTTTACCAAATCGTTTAACAACAAATCCATCAACAACATAAGATGATCCTATCTTTTTTATCATCTCAGGCTTATAAGCAAATTTAATATGTTTATTTATATTCGCCATTATTTTAAATATTTTAGATGAACTTTCACGCAAATTTTGAATATCTTTCATACCACGAAGTCGTCTCTCTGCATTTTGTAACAGTTTTTTAACGTCGCGTCTTTGCATACCCATTAAATTCGCAATGTTAGTAACACTACCCTCAACTTCTGGATTATTATCATCAAGGCCATAAAATAATTTTATGACATACCTTTCTTGTTCATCTTCAATATTGTCAATACTTTTACGAACTACATCTTTAAACTGAGTTCTTATAGCATCTTCTTCTGGCGTCTCAAAAAAACCTAAATTTTCTTCACCTTTAACTCCCGTTGGGCCAAGAACTTCTTGCACTTGTCTTTTATCATCATCACCACCAACTTGCTCTTCCATAGAAACAGTACCACTTTGTATTAAGTCAGTAATAAGATCTGGTGTTAAATTATCAACTTTATTATCGACAGCATTAATTTCTCTTGCCATTTGGTCATAGTCTGTCGGTACTTGTTGGTGTTTGTTATAATATTCATGAATATACTTTTGCACAGCACGCTGAGCACGTCTATCTTTAGGAGGTATACTCACAGATGACCGAAATATTTCACGTGCCTTACCAAGTAATTGACGGTACAAAGTGTCTTGAAAATACTTTATAATTCCTTTATTTTCGGGATCAGCATTAGTTAAAGCCTTTACAAAAATAATACTTGCTTGTTGTTTTAAATCTTCAACGTCATCTTTTGACGGATGTCTTGAACCTATAACTTTTTTGACTGTACTTAACATTAAAGGTAAAAAATTCTGATATAATTTTTTAAATTCGCGAGGCGACATGTCTTTTTTGTATACTCTTAAAGAGTCCTGTATTTCAGGAATAGACATTGAATCATATTCCCTTTTTTTCTCAAGTACAATTTTTTGCGCTTCACCTGGTTTAGCAGTAATTTTTCTTTTAGATTTAGGATGACGTTTTAAGTATGCAACTTGATCTTCATACGATAAATTTTCCCATTTTGCCGCCTCTTTATCAATCGCAGTTTTATTTAAACCGCCTTTAAGCAATGACGCTAATTTTGGTGAAATTAAAATTGTATACATTGCACAATTATCCTTTCAATAAATGATTCATTTCATCTTTCTTTGTTATACCCACTTCTTTTTTTGCTTTATTAATTACGTTAAAAGCAGTATTTTGTCTATTTAAAACAGTATTAAGACGTCTTTGATCTTTAACTTTTATGTCATCAACTGGCACATTACCAAAATATTCTTTTGTTCTTTGCGAATGCTTTTCTTCAATTGCAGCCCATCTCATTTCAGAATCAGCACCAATAATATGATCAACTGTTTGAGTACTTGAGGTTTTGACTTGTGAAACTGACATTTTTTTATTTATATTACTACTATTACAAAGTGGACATTTTGTATTATAATCATCAATATTTCTTAATTCTTCAAATTCTTGACCGCATTCTTTACAATTAAATTCATACATCGGCATATTAATTTCTCCTTAATCTATATCATCTGTATGTATACCAATAATTTTTATACAAAAATTATCGAGTTCTTTTTTTAATGATTCTTTTTCTTTATCAACCTCATTAATAATAACAATTGCTTTATTATAAACATCAGACAAAATATCAGCCAATTTACTTTTTAACAATTCTACAGATACTCGTAATTCTTCTCGAGAGATTGTCATTCTAGCACTGATATACCAAATATCCATAAACTGACTACCGATTTGATATAAATATTCGAATTTATCATTTAAATATACTTTAAATTCCGTATCTGACATATTAATAAAATCATCATTCAACAGTGACTGTTTAATGTAAACTTTAATATCTTCGCGCAACATTGACTGTACAAGTCGATTATATAAAATATAATCTTCATGTGCAGTCACATTATTTGATCCTAATTTTTCATACAATAATTTCGCATAATTTTGCATCATTACAGATTTTATAATTAATAGCTTTTGCTCAACATAAGCCATTTGCCTGTCAATTAATTCTATATTTTCAAGATAACATATTTTTGTCACAATCTCTGTCGTTTTTGTTACAATATGAAAAAAATCAATATTATAAGGACATGACACATGTGGTGACTTATTACTTCTTCTCTGTGAATTGAATAGAATAAATGAATTTTTCCCAGTCTTTATAATTGGATTTGTAATTAACACAAAAATAAACAATACAAAAAATATCATTACCAATATTAATACTAAATGTGTGCCACTAAATCCCGTCAAAACATCCCATATACTTTTTGACCCGCTGTTTATTGTAACACTTGAAATCGCGTTTAAAGAATCAGACATATATCCTCAATTTTGTTCGGTCTTTATAACGCTTTGGTGCACAGTCTGTACAAACGATCTCACCATAAGCAGTCTCAATAATTTCTTTAGTTTTCTTACTCACAATCTCAATTGGTATCCGCTTAACTGTATCTTTTATCTCACCACAATCTGGACACCGTAACCCGGTTCGACGTATACTCATTAGTTCTCCTATAGCATATAAATTTAAAATAAATAGACAGTACTATCTAAGATATACGTATCTATAAAAAGAACTATCAATTAAATATGTAATTAAAAAGTCAAAACACAATTGT